TGTCAAGTTATTTTTTAGAAGTTATTGAGGTAAATTATTAATTTCTTTTTGAATGGCTTCTAGTTTGGCTCTTATTGTACTATCAGTAATTGATGGAACTTTGACATTAACAATAATGATAAAATTACCAGTTTGTCTATGCCTTGAGTTTTGAAACCCCATTCCAGAACACGAATATTCGTCACCGTGTTGAACACCTGGACGAATCTTGACCTGTAAAGTTTTATCATCAATTGTACGGATCATTTTTTCAACGCCTAGCATAGCGTCAAATGTGGATAATTCAATTTGCGTACAAATGTCATCTCCACGTCTAAAATATTGTAAATCAGGATCTACAAATATAGTAACGTTCAAGTTGCCTCTTGGGGCGCCTGGAATACTATCGTCGCCTAATCCATTATAGCGTATAGTTTGTCCAGTTTCAATGCCAGGTGGGATATTAATTACAACACTTTGTTGTTTACCAGTCATCATTTGATATAGTGCTTCTAGTTCTTTACCCAAGAAGCTGTCTTTTAATGATATGTTGAGACGAATGCCCAAATCTCTGTTGCGTCTAGATTGTTGGTGAAAACCGGCAAATCCTGGACCGAACCTAAATCCAAACATTTCATTAATGTCGTGGAAGCCGCCAGCACTGCCAAAGGGATTCCATTCTTGTTGTGAACCGCCAGCATCGTACTCAGCTCGTTTTTGTTCATCGCTTAACGTGCGATACGCTTCTTCAATTTCTTTGAATTTCTTTTCGTCACCACCGCGATCTGGGTGATGCTTCATAGCCAAGGCACGATATGCTTTTTTGATATCTGCCTGGCTGCAATTAGATTGTAATCCGAGAGTTTCGTAGTAGGTCATCATATAATTATACAACATGTTGACCTACTAGTCAACATTCTGATTATCAATCCCTTAGAGGCATATCCCCGTCATCCATTGGTTTGCTGGATGCTGGTTTTTTAACAGCCATTGGGGTTACTGGTGTTGGAGACGTTGCCGCTCCAAATCCTGTATTACCACCAAAGCTACTTGGTGTTGGGCTTGCTGCCGGAGAACCAAATCCTCCTGGTGCTGCACCAAATCCTGATTGTGGTTGGCTAGGTGTTGAAGATCCGTTTGCAAAACCTGCTCCTGGTGTTTGTATTCCGCCATTGTTTGCTCCTGCCATTTTTTCTTGTGTACGACCAAATGCTGCAATACCCAACACAGCACCCATAGCAATATGGAACAAGCCAGCACCTTGTAGTGTTAGTGGATTCCATTGGCTTGTAACTGATCCACCATTTAATGACTGTAACAAACTCCATAACACTGGAAATACAACCATGTCCATGGTGCAGACCAACATGTACATCCAACCCATCATTGGACGCCATTTTGAATTCATCCAATCTTCTTTTTTCTTTTCGCTTTCGCTTTTAATTTCTTCTGACATTTAGTTCGCTCCTATTTGTCTATTACTTTTTAGCAATCATTGTTTGAATTTTTTCCTGAATTGCCTTAGCCCAGAAAGGCTGTGGAAAATTCCAACCTACAAATGCTCCTACTGCTACCCATAATAAAATATCTAACATAATAACGCTCCTCAGTGTTTATGATATTATTTAACGCTTTCAAAGATTTTCTTTTGTTCCTTGTACCACTCTTGCCATGCTTCTAGTTTGGCTGCGTTTTCGTGACAGCTTCCGTAGTTTTCAACGACTCTGTCGAGGAGCTGACTGGCTTTAACTTCGCTGGGGGTTCCATCAGTTGCGGCGGCACGTCCGGCCACTTCATTACGACTGGCGCTGTCGTGCAAGCTGACAGTAGACTTAGGCAAAGCACACTGAGCATCCAATTGCTTGCCCGCAACTTCTTTGATAATTTCTCTGTTAACATATACATTTTCCTTGACTACTTTAATTTTAGTAACTACTTTTTCTTGAATTACAACATTTACTTGCTGACTCTTTTCTTCTGCTATTTTTACTTTTGCTTCAAGTTCTTCAACTCTAGCCCGCCATATCATTTCAGTGCCATAACTTCCAAACAAATACATGCCAGCTGATAATAAAACAACTCCTACCAATTCTGCTGGCAATTTATATTGCCCCATCATAGGAATCCAAGTAACCAACTTACTGGCTACATATAGCCCAATACCCAATGCGATAATAATGTAGGTGAGCCAAATGAAAATGCCATCTGGTATTAAACTTATCATCCATCCCAATTGAGCCATTAGATCATCTCCAACGCAACTGCGTATCCATTATTTTCAAATATAAATGTGTTGTTAATTTTTGTAATGTTGTAGTTGCCAAGAGTTTTTGTTAAAAACATTATCTCACTCATGTCTTTGGATCCTAGTTTGATAGCACCCGGAATTCTGCTGTACAATGCATCTTTACGATCAAAATCTTTAATACGCATATTAACAGATTCAGCAAATACTCTTTCAAACCTAATGTCGTCCTCTAGTACACTGACGTTTTCGGCAAATCCTCTTCTAAAGAAATTAGAAAAATTATTCATTTCGTTATTTGCAACTCTTTCATCATAGCTGTCTATGTCTTTGGGAATTGCTGCTTCCAAAGTTTCTAAATCAGCCGGAATACTTTTAAAACTCTTGTAGTATCTAAACTTCCAATTATTGCTGCCAGTTAATCTGCTAGCGCCGTCTAATAGTTCTATAATTTGTTTTGACACGTGTTTAGTTCTTTCAATCTCAACAAACACTTTAAATTTTCCGTTGTCCACTGGTCCGTTAGTTGCATCAGCGTCAACAACAAAGTCGTAACCCATTTCAAAAAATCTTGCAAGGTCATCTGCTGGGGCTTTACTATCAGCAGTAAAACTTAGTACAACCAAATCTCCGTCTTCGCCAATTTTACTTTTATAGCTGTCAATTTCAAAAACGTGACTGATTAAATTTACCAAATCACCTGCGACTAAATCTTCATTAATTTGCATTATGCTGGTGCTCCTGCCGCTGGTGCTGCCGCGGTTGGCGGTGCTGCTGGTGCTGCTGCTGGTGCAGCTGGTCCTTGATTTCCAGCTGTTGGGTTCTTGCTAGAACGCTCTTCTCTAATACGATCCATATACCCGTTAAAAATATCAAACACTAATTTTTTAGGCATTGCAATTTCTACAACCCAGATAGGTTTGGAATCTAACTTGCCCTTCTTTGTTCCAGGACGTAAATCATCAGGTGTTCTAATCTTGCGCGGCTCTACCTTTTGTGTTTTTTGAAACGTAACCTTGCAGCCTAATTCTGTTAATCTTTTAGCAGCGATTGGGTCTGGCATTTTGTTATAGTCCCACATGAATTCTGCGGTAACCCAATGTCTATCTACTTTTGGTCCGCTAGCTAATTCTCCGTCTTGCCAGTTTTTATATACGTACATATCCATTTCGTCTAGAACTCTTTCAAAGTCCTTTAGAATAGCCAAGCTGGAATTGTTGTTATAGATGCTTTCTACGTTTTTAATTACTTCTAAAATATCGCGCATGGATTTGAGTCCTATATTGTACTCAAGTATTTAGCTAGGAAAGTTCTATGTAGTATGTGTTTATTATTTCACCAAACGTATAAGTAATTGTGTAGGACCTCTGTAGTTATCGAGGCGGTCGCTACAAGTTCTACTTTTACATTAAAGAGTAGGAGAATAACTAGATGAGTAAAAACCGCGTGAAAAAACGTTTTACATCTGATGTTAAAGTAATTGATTTCGAGTCATACCTTCCCCAAAAGAAGCAACGTGTAGTAATGACAGCACGTAATTCTAACCAAAAAACTTACTTACAAAAATTACAAGAAGAATCGACTAGCATTGTATTTGCTATCGGTCCAGCCGGTACGGGTAAAACCATGCTAGCGGTAATGCATGGTGTTAAGTTATATCAGGAAGGGTTAGTTGATAAAATCATAGTTACCAGACCCGCCGTTTCTGTAGATGAGGATTTAGGATTTTTGCCAGGTACATTGAATGAAAAAATGGCACCATGGACTCGTCCTATATTTGACGTCTTAGGAGAGTATTACAAAGCACAAGACATCGCTAAGATGTTGGAGGAAGGAGTTATTGAAATCAGCCCACTCGCGTATATGCGCGGAAGAACCTTTAAGAACGCATACATTATTGCTGATGAAATGCAAAATGCCACAGTCAATCAAATGAAAATGTTACTAACACGTTTAGGAGAAAATTCTAAAATGGTAGTAACTGGTGACTTAGCACAAGCTGATCGTGTGAACGACAATGGCTTGATTAATTTTTGCAACCTACTCAAAAATAAACAAATGAAACATATCGATATAGTGCAGTTTGACCATAAAGATATTGAACGCCACGATGCAGTAAAGGAGGTGTTATCGCTGTACGGGGACAACTAATAAGTTAAAAAGGGGCTTAAGGCCCCTTTTTTATTTGCACTACTTCTACGCCGGACTTTTCGAGAAACGCAACACCACCAGTATCCCGATAAGCGTCCCTATATAGAACACTGCCAATACCACTTTGGAATATAAGTTTGGCACAGTCCAAACATGGAGCATGGGTAATAAACATAGTAGCACCCATACCACTGTTGTTAGACTTAGCCAGTTTTGCAATCGCATTTGATTCGGCATGAAGTACCTCCGGTTTTGTTTTTAATTTGAATCTCATTTTTCGACCGTGTGCAGATACCCATTCTTCAAAAGGCCATTGCGATTCAATTTCTTCAGGACTAAGTCCATGCTCAACACCACTCATAAATTCTTTATCTTCGCAGTTGTTATCCCATCCACTGGGCATTCCGTTATATCCATAACTAATAACTGTATCGTCTTTGACAATAACTGCACCAACTTGTAACCTACGTGCATGGCTTAATTTTGCAGTACGTTCAGCAAAATCATTGTATAAATCTATATATTTTTGTTTCATTCTATTTCTAACCAAGTATGGTCACCCATGTATTTTACTTGTGTTTGATAAACATAATCTTCTGGAGGCCCACTAGACCAGTCAGTTGGACCGTGCTGTGTTAACAAAATGTGTTCCTTACGCTGGTCCCAAACTAGCCAATAATAATTGCCCATCACAGGTTGAAATTGATAAACGGCAGCGTGTACAGCATCAGTCACATCTAATCGACGTTTAATACCTTCTGCTTGTTTTTGTAATACTGCTACTAATTCCATGATACGATCATATTCTTGCTGGGCATACATCCTAGCATGATTAATCATTATGTCTTTTTGTTTAGTAACAGGAATTAAATCAAACTTTGGCCCACCAGCTTCAGTTGGATACTCGCTTACATTCCTATTAAAGAATGGAACTACGCTGTCGCCAATTTTAGCATCATAACTATGCCTGCCTTTGGCTAAGTTTGATTTCTTTTCTGTCATTCTTCAAGTAAATCAAGTTTGTTTGGTTTGCCGTTCCACTCTTCAGCATCTGGCAGTGCAGCCTTGCGCTTGGTAATAACTGGCCACTTAGCACTTAGACGTTTATTAATATCAGTCCACAATACAACATTTACATTGACGTCATTATCTGGGACAATGGCATCAATTGGACATTCAGGGACACATACACCGCAGTCAATACATTCGTCTGGATTAATTACTAAAAAATTAGGACCTTCGTAAAAACAATCAACTGGACATACTTCTACACAATCAGTATGTTTACATTTGATACAGTTTTCAGTGACCAAATATGTCATAGATGAGCTAACCTAATTAATGTTGCGGCCAAGTTAATTTCAACATCACTTACTAACGTGTGATCAACTAAGCCTTGTTTAATAATAAGAATTGCTTTTTCTTGCTTTGCGTCATCACCAAATATTGTAATGTTGTCGTATAACCAGCGATAAATATCTTCCATCTCTTCTGGACGTGCTTGGCTACACACTAGTTTACGTGCATCTGCAATTTTGCCAGCCTTAAATAATTCAACCATCTCAAATTTGTAGTCTGCTTCACCGGCATCACTCTTTTCTGGGCGATGCAATTTACCATCCATACTGTTCATTTGTACTGAATTGATGCACTTACGCAAATCTGGATATGTTGCGGCTACATAATTTGCCAATGTTTCGTCATCATACACAATACTTTCTGCTTTAAGAATAGTTTCAACCCGCTTAAACACTTCAAGTTGATCAACTTTCTCAACGTGGAAACCTTGACAACGACTGTGCAATGCTGGAATAATACGATTAGGATAGTTACACGTTAAAATAAATCGACTAGTTGTTGCATACGTTTCCATAACACCACGTAAGGCTGCTTGTGCGTTTGGACTCAAGTAATCTGCCTCATCTAACATTACAACTTTGAATGCACCAAACGGAATCATTTGTACAAAGTTGATAATCTTAGTACGCACAGTGTCTACATCGTTTTCACGACTAGCGTTAATTTCTAAAACGTCTAAATCGTTTACACCTAACTCGTTAAGCAAAATCTTTGCCAGCGTCGTCTTACCAATACCAGCGTTACCGCTAAACAACAAATGAGGGATTGTTCCTTCTTTAATCCAGCGTTGTACTTGTGCTTTTTGATGTTCATCTCTAAACACATAACCGTCAACTCTAGCTGGACGATACTTTTCTACCCATAATTGTTTCATAATCACTCCTTTTGTATATTATACAGGTAAGAACAGGACTAGTCAATAGTCCTGTTGGGTTAGGTTAACCGTTTACTTACTTGGGAATATATACATCCGATGGTGGTTCATCAGCCGATACCATAATACCGTTTGCATCAATTCGACGAATAACTATTTCTTTTCCGTCTTGATCCTCCACAGTATGTCCTCGAGTCCATCGACCATGTTCAACACAAATCCACTCACCCACCTTGACGTCTTTTTGTTCGTTGCCAATAGCCCAGACTCGACACCAACGTGGTTTAATCCCGTGGTCTTTGCCGTCATCGCTACGTAATACAATTCCGCTGGTTGTTTTAACTTCTCCAAAATCCATATCAACTGCAAGTATATGATCTCGGATTGGTCTAATTTTACCTTTTACAACGTTCATTCTTCGCCTTTCGCTGGATTGCCTTTGTAATATTCTGCCATTACTTCTTCACGCTTGCGGATAATTTTGCCACCTGGGCCTAATTCATCACCGCGAGCATTGACTCGAGCATTACCAACTGCTGGAGTTAGTTCATTTTTGTTTCTTAGTTTCTCAATATCAACTTCTTTACCGTTAGCACTACGGTAAATTTTGCGTTGTTGTTCTTTCATTGCCATATTAATCTCCTGGATTATAGTAGTATTTATCTTAAGAAGTCTTGCCAGTCTAAATTATATTTCATGGAATCTATCTTATGTACGCCTATTAGAAATAGCACATAACTGGATACACTAGATCCACGACCTACACCCCAAACTATATTGTTAGTTCTGCAATAATCTACGAAATATTTAAGCCATTGTAGCAATGGTAACATATTTCTTCGTTGAAATTCAAGCAGTTCTGCACCAACACGTTGTAGCTGATCTTGATTTTCACACTTGTCCAACACCCATTTAGCAATATCAAATGTTTTGTATTCTTCGGGCATCATCCAATCATTTTGACAAATACTGTCAAAAGTTTCTACATCAATGTCATATAGTGTTGGATCAACGTGATTGAGTTGGATGTTAGCAATTTCTGCTAGTTTGGATAAGTCAATGCTGTTTTCGCATAACACTTTGGATAAGTGTTCGCCATCACCCTTATATAGCATATTCACTATATCGGTAGAATCGTAGAGTACATTGCCAAATTTATCTGAAGTCATACAGCTATTTTAGTTGACTTGTATTAAATTGTCAAGATCTTTATTTCTCTTTTGGTTTTGTTGTTCCCATGCTTTAGCACGGCGCATAGACATTTCATCCTTGTAAATTTGGATGAAACAGCTAATTTGATATTGTATGTCAGGATTTCTAGTCAACCAATACTTCTTACTCAAGTCGGCAATTTTAGCTTCGACTTCGGCATCCTTAAGACCACTTAGGTCATCAACTAGTGGATTGATTACTGGCATTATCCAAATACTACGCCGTTATTACCTACACAAAACCATTTACTTTCAATATATTGTAATGTACATGCATCACCCACATCGGCCAAAGTTATTGTACCATTGCCAAACAATTTCCAGCCTGCATTAGTAACAGTAATTACCATAGGACCAGCGGCAGCAACAGTTGCAAATACTTTAATTTGTCCCTCAATACCCGCTGCAAGTGTGGCGGTTGAAGGAGAACTTACTGAAATTGTACTTGCAGTTTTTACTAAACTTGCAGCCGCACCACTAACTAAATTCTCGCTGCCAGTGTACTCTGTACTAAAGTTTCGAGGGCCGCTAGCGGTATATGAGCCTAAGTATTTCATATAAACTTTGATGCCACCATCAAAAGTCCATGCTTCAACAACCTGATATTCTTGATTTGCAGGCAGGGTCAATGCTCGTACAGTTGCAGATCCAGTTAATAATGGAAATGTGTTATCAAACTCTACATTACCAGTTCCTGATTCAGCAGTAAATTGCACAGTTCTAATAGTAGCATCACTCTTTAAGTGAAGTCTGATCTTAGCAAATCTATCACTTATGGGCCATTGAATAAACTGCAATGTGAGATTTGCCCCAATTGTGTAAATTTGTAAAGGGCCGTTTCTAACGTCTACACTAGTATTAGTACTGATTGGACCGTTATTTCTAACAGAACCGTAAAATTTATTAAATTCAGCGTTTTCTAAAATTTGTCCGTTAAAGTCGTTGTCATCATCAAGTTTTGCAGTTGTATTTTGCAAAGTTGTGATTTCACTCTTTGCAACATTTAAACCCGCTTTAATGTTTGTAAAATTGTCCCTAAAACCTTGGCTATTATTGTCTTGCCCGGCTACTGGAAACGTGCCGCTAATGTTATCTATGTTTATTGCACTGGTCATGATATGGTTACCTTGTCATCTTTAAATACTAGATATTTATCGCTACTCTCACCAGTAACGGAATCTATTATATATCTGTCTACAGTATAGTCAAGATTTTTAAAGTCAAATCCACTATACTTGATATTCAGCAGGATATCTGCTGAAGTTCCTGGATTACAGAAGCAGATTGGAACTGCCAACGTAAACCCCAATTCTTGTTTGGTTATGTCCTGTATACTGCGCATCCATAACGGCAAGTAATTTCTTTCAGTTAACCCAACTGCCCTAAGTCTTTCTCTCCAAATAGATATAGAGCTAGGAAAACGTATGTTAAAACTGGGATCGCTAATATGTATGTTTGTTTGATCTATTGTAATTCTATTATCTGGTCGGGGCAAGTACGGTTCTGCACGATTCATTAGGGCAGTATTGGTGTTAAGAGCCCAAATGCCATTTCCGCTGTCTACGGTTACCTTTTTAGGATCAGGTGAACGTGTAACAGTTGAATTTAGATATGCTGTTCCTTTCTCCAACGGGTCAAACATCTCAACATAGATCACTTCATAAACTACTGTATTTGTTCCTGGAACTTTGGCCCTGGCTGTTTTTATATCACCAAATGTAAATCGTTTACGTTTATGATTTAATCCCATGGCGGACACGTATTCTCCGGCTACTTTTGTTTCTATACCGCCGTAAATAGTCATTCTAAGATCTCGTTGAATTCCAAAATTTACATCATTGGGTCTATAAATGCTACTGGATGTAAAAATGTTACTGTCATTAATAAAACTATTAAAGATTGCACGTTTATCTTGACTCATAAATGTTCTAGCAACAATGCTACTATATAATCTATCATTGGGAGTATTAATGCCTAAAGTAAATTCTCTACTTATAGCACTGTATCCGTATTGATCTTGTGCAGTAATAGTAAACACAAAGTTTCTATCAACACTAGTTACACCACCGTCAAACGTTTGATTAGTGAATACACCATCTGAAAATGTTGTCATTCCAAGAGTTGACACATCGCTGTATTGATTTACTTTACCAGTAATTTCACCATTGAGTTCTAATGTTAGTCCTGGTGGAAAAATTCCCGAGGTCACTCTATATAAAATAGTAGCATCTGGAATAGTTGATGTTGCAGAAACTACCAGTGTGCTAATATAATTTGCATCAATGCTACCTAATGAACTTGGGGTTAACCAAGTCATCACACTTTCAACCTCGCCCAATGTTCTTATAATAAATGTTCTTTTAGATGCAGCAGTTTCATTGTCAAGGCCAAATCTAGTGGCAGTGATTGTAAATTTATAAGTCCTGGTAATTGCTGGTTGATAAGGAACAACTCCAAACAATTCAGATGTTGTAACATCAAACTGTAAACCTGGAGGTAGTTCGCTTATAGTTGAATCAGGATTTGTTGCGTCTAAACTATAAATTACTTGACCAATAACTGGAACTTCGTACGTGTCTAATAATATAGTCAAGTAATTGTTGGCTCGATGTGTTCCTAAATTTTCTGGAGTTATCCAAATAGGCTTTCTTATAAAAGTTCCATCTGATGTAAATACGCCAGTGCCCACATGCATCAAGGTGTTGTCCGCACGTAAAAAGTCGTCACCGACTACATAAATTTTAAATGTTTTCTTTGTAACAGTATCCCCGTCACTTACACTTACCCTAAATTCATAATTTCTATTAAGTTTTTTTGGTGTAGTGATAGGCAAGTTAAAATCAAAAGTCACTGTATCATAAACAAAACTATCATAACCGTTGTCTGGACGATTTCCAAAATCGTAACCAATGCTGTCGTATAAGTCAGAGTTATAACTGCCACTGCCGTCTTTTATACTGTTAATTGTTAACAATGGTTTAATTAAGCCAGTTATCCTTCCACTTGAGGACATTGTTAATCCCGGAGGTAATACGCCATCTCCACTGGATATAAAAAATTGTAATGTTTGACCAGCTGCGGTGTCGTAGTCTATTGCATCAATTTGAAAATCAATAACTGACGAGTCTAAAATAAAAAAGGCATTGTTTGAACCAACTGGTAATGAACCTTCATCGTTTAATAAGTCAGGGTTGTCTGCGCCTTCTATATTTATAGTGAAAGTTCGATCAGATCGTTCTCCGTTATCTGTTGCACGTATGCAAAACGTAAACGTGGTTGCTCTAGCAACTTCATATGCGGTTCCTTGAATAGACGAACTGACTATTCTAAGCCCTGGAGGTAACGATCCGCTTATTACTGTAAAAGAAACACTTGGGTCGTAGTAAGATATTGGCAGTGCAAGATTGACAATTGTGCCTTCTTGTATAGTACCAAATGTGTAGCCAGATTTTTCAGTCCAAATATTCAACATGCTTCGCCCTCGATACAATATTTATCAAGGGAGTATACATTAATTTAAGTTATCCCATGTAGAACCGTTGTATCCGCTAAACTTGCTAGTACCAGTTAAGAATACAATCATACCTGCCGCTGGGCTTGTAATAGCCGTATTACGAGCAGTGGCATCGGCATAAGTTACTACTTGGAATGGAACTGTTCCAGTTATAGCAGTTGAACTAACGGTCAGTCTAGTTAGCTGATTACCATCAGTGTGAACTGTTGAAAATACCAATCTTCCTGGAACATAGCCGGCACTCACTGTACCATCAACTAGACCAGTAATCATTGAAGACGACCTATAATCAGTCCCGTCGTGCCCAGCAAAAATCAAGTTTTTAATACTGTCATTATTTTGCACAGTAGTTTGAGTAACAATTGTACCCCTAGCTCTACCAAATACAGCCCCACCTGTACCAAGTGGAGTATTGTGTATTTCCAATAATCTTAATGGTGATGCAGTAACAGATTGCGAGATTACAGTAATTGATCCGTCACCACTTGATCCGTCAGTTGATGGTCCAAATATCTGAAGACCATTAGTTATTAAGTTACTGGAAATATTAACTGCTCCAGTTCCAGATGGATTCATGGATATGGAATCATTGCCAGATCTTGAAACAATGGCGTTATTTACAATTTCTAATTGCGATGTTATTAATCTACCATACACATCACCAGTTAGTATACCAATGTGTTCACCTCTAAGCACTCCAGATGGTCCATCTACTAATACTGTAGAATCGTCGGAAAACACGCTACCAATTACATGGCCAGTTAAAATTCCAGTTACGTTGCCAGTTACGTTGCCAGTTACGTTGCCATTTAAATTTCCAAAAAAGTTTCCGTTAATAGCATCAACCAACATACTGGAATCATCAGCAAATACACTGCCTTTTAAATCACCAGTGACATCTCCAGTTAAATTGCCAACAACCCCTGTTGCATCAATGGAAACAACGTTGGCAGCGTCAACAACTCCAAATACCAATTTGCCAGATTCTGCATTATCGGCAACATTAGTAACAACTGATCTAATATTTGCTATGACCTCGTCCAATCCTGTTACGGTTGATTGTCTAAATTCAATCATTGGTCCAGCATTATTGTTAGCGGGCGCGGCCCTATAAGCAGCAATTTGAATAACTGGGCTTACGTCATTGTCATAAGTTGACATGTTTACGGCCATACGCATTAATCTATTTCCAGTGCCTTCAATGTCCACAACAGAAGTTGTTGGATTGGCGGCCCAAGCTTCACCTATTGCCAATGCAGCAATGGTTCCACCGTTAAAGTTTGCCGGCCCATCAATTGTTAATGAATTAGTATTGTCATTGGTAGTTAATGTGATATTTGTGCCAGCAACAACTGTTAATACGTTATTGTCACCAGATGATAACACTGCGTCCTGTCCAGCAACTGCCAGTGAAGAAAAGTATCCAGCATCTTGTCCGCCAGCACTAACACCATCACCAATGTACAGTTTTTTAGTATCTGTTGTGTATAACAGTTCGCCTTGTGAAGGAACGTCTACACCTGATAATGCTAATCTTTGCGCTTCAGTACCGCGTCTAATTTGTAATGCCATTTATTATTCCCCTAATCCTTAAAATGATCCAAGATCAAAATCGTATGTGCTTGGCACTGTAAACGAGCCAAAGTCTAAATCACTTCCAGCTCCGCCAGCGGTTAATTGAACTGACCCATCTGGGAATGTCAATGAACCATCTAATCCAAATTGCCATATGCGAGGAGTATTCAAACAATCAGTTCCAATGTAAACTGCTGCATCAGTTACCCAAACAAATTGACCATCATTATTTGAAGCAAGCTCTGCCCAACCACCCGGACCAGCTTTTAAATCTATGTTACCAGGTTCTGAAGGCACCAATTGAGCCAAACTTGGTAATTCTAAAATTCCAGTATTCTTGAACCACCAACGGTTATCGTATATGGCTCCTTCTGTACCAAACAGTGAAGTATTGATATGTACGCCATCAGTGTCTGCCCAAACATATTGATTTTTTCCAGTATCTGGATTATCCACATCACTGGCCCATTGCATTTGTACATAATTGATATTGGGGTTCAATGCATCACCACCAGCAATAATTTTTACAGGGCCGCTGCTTTTGATTGTTCCTGGAATGACCAAGTTGCCATTGGAATCCAATGAAACTACATATGAACCGTTAACAATAGCTTCTGAACTAAAAGTAGCAAAATTAGCATTGACCTTTTCAAATGCCGTGCGTAAATCATCGCCTGACCCGTCGTTTGCGTAGTTACCTATTAAAATTGTTTGAATTGGCATGTTCTGATCTCTTTAGTATATTTAGCGTTTCTTAAAGTTGAATGCTATACTGATCCTAACTGCCTGGCTGGTGTTGGGTCTTACTCTATGTTCTAAACTACCAGGAAATACCAGTAAATCACCTGCTCGAGGACTCTCTGTCCAATATGCTTCACCCTGCTTGAACTCTATAACACCCGCAGGAACCTGTACATACAGCACACCTACTCTAGCCCACTGGCTGTGACTATGCCAACCCGTGCCTTCGCCCTGTAGGTTCGCATTAAACCACCATGTGTCTATACTACCCGCTTCTGCTTCAACTGCCCTATATGTTG